GATTGGAACAGTGGCGATTGCAACAGTGGCAACAGGAACAGTGGCGATTGGAACAGTGGCGATTGCAACAGTGGCAACAGGAACAGTGGCGATTGGAACAAGACTTGCTTTTCAAATGGTTGTTTCAATACAGAATCACCAAAGATTTTCCTGTTCAACAAACCTTCTGATTGGACATATCAGGATTGGTTGAATTCAGATGCAAGATATATTCTGATGGATTGCCCTTCAAATGTTCTTGCATGGGTGTGGGATGATGACATGACAGATGAAGAAAAAGAACAGCATCCTGAATATTCAGTGACAGGTGGATTCTTGAAGCACATTGAAAAGGAAACTGGAAGACAGATGTGGTGGGATGGTCTTTCAGATAGAAAGAAAGATATTGTGATGCAGCTTCCAAACTTTGACAAGGACATCTTCAAGGAAATCACAGGAATCACTGTTGAAGGATAGGCGGTGATGTCATGGAACTTTTCAAACATCAGCAGGAAGCATTGGAACAGACCAAAGACCTGAACAGGGTTGCATATTACCTGGACATGGGTCTTGGAAAAACCTTTGTTGGTGCTGAAAAAATGAAAGTTATAAATTCACCAGTGAATTTGATTGTTTGTCAGAAGTCAAAAATTCAGGACTGGATTGACCATTTTAATGAACATTATGCAGTAGAAGAAAGGTCAGCATTTCAGAAAGATTTGATTTTTGACCTGACAAACAAGAAGGAATTTGAAAGATTCATCAATGAAGCTGAACAAGCAACAACAGACAACTGGATTCAGGATGAATTGACTGGTGAATATTACAGTGAACCTTGTTTATATCCATTCAATGTGCTTGGTGTTATCAATTATGAACTGGCATGGAGAAGGAAAGACCTTTTGAATCTGCATGATTTTACACTGATGCTTGATGAATCATCACTGATTCAGAATCAGAAAGCAAAACAGTCAAAATTCATCCTGCAACTGCATCCTGATAATGTGATTCTTCTTTCAGGAACACCGACAGCAGGAAAATATGAAAATCTTTGGTCACAGATTCATCTGCTTGGATGGAACATTTCAGAAGATGTTTATAACAGACAATATGTGAACTGGACAAAGATTGATATGGGTGGATTCACTCACAAAATTGTGGACAAAGAAAATCCATACAAGAATGTTGACAGGTTAAAATCCAAGTTGCGTGAACATGGGGCGGTCTTTATGAAAACAGAAGAATGTTTTGACCTTCCTGAACAGACCTTCATCAAACAAACAGTTCCAACATCCAAGGAATACTGGAAATTCATGAAGGACTGCATCATCACTATTGACACCTTGAATCTGAAAGAATTCCATGATGATTCAGATTTCTATGGAACAGATGTGACACCAAGGATTGAACTGGTTGGTGATACCACACTAACAAAAAGACTTTATGCAAGACAGTTGTGTGGACAATATAGTGAATTCAAATTGCAGGCATTCAAGGAACTTGTGCAAAGCACCCAGGACAGATTGATTGTGTTTTACAACTTTAATGCAGAACTGGAACTGCTGAAAAGAATTGCTGCATCTTTGGACAGACCTATTTCAGAAGTCAATGGTCAAACAAAAGACCTGATAGCATATGAACAGGAAGATAATTCCATCACCTTTATTCAGTATCAGGCAGGTGCAATGGGATTGAACCTTCAAAAAGCAAACAAAATCATATATTTCACCCTGACTGATAAGTCAGAACTATTTGAACAATCAAAGAAAAGGATTCACAGAATCGGTCAGGAACAACCTTGTTTTTATTACATTTTGATGTGCAAGGGAAGTGTTGAAGAAGTCATCCTGCAAACCTTGGAAATGCGGAAGGACTTCACAGATGAATTATTCAATGAATATGAAAGGATGGAAAACAATGGATAATAACACCAAAACTTATGGAAGAAAGGTCATCAGGTCAAAGCAATCACAGCGGATTGTGAAAAACAGGTTCTTGATTTTCACAGCAGTGGTTCTTCTGATTGGTGCATTGCTTGGAGCATTGATTGCAGGAATTGCACACAAAGACACCAAGGAAATTGAAACAGGAACAACTTCTGAAAAGAATGAATATATCATGCAGCATGTCAACCATTATGGTGCTTATGATGGAAGGATCTTCACCAGTGAAATTTCAATGGACTGGTCAGGTGATGAATTTGATTTCACACCACTTGACTGCAAACTGGATGAAGCAACACAGCAGTTCACCTTTTATCTTTGCAAAGGATATGACATTGACTGGACACTGGTCATGGCATTGATGCAGAAGGAATCATCTTTCAGGTCAGATGTTATCAGTGCAACTGATGATTATGGACTGATGCAGATTAACAAATGCAATCACAAATGGTTGACTGACACAATTGGTGTGACTGATTTCCTGGATAAGGAACAGAACATCAGAGCAGGTGTATTTGTTTTAAGGAAATTGTTTGAAGAATACACAGACCCAAACCTGGTATTGATGGCATACAACATGGGTGCTGATGGTGCTGAAACTCTTTGGAATAAAGGGATATACACAACACCTTATGTTGATGACATTCTTACATATCAGGCAGAATTCAACAAACAGATTGAAGAAAGGAATGGTGACCAGTAATGAAAAAATGTAAACAGGCACTGAATGACAACACATGTGATAAGGACTGTTGCTGTTATTATTGTGAAGACTTTGAAACATGTGGACATGCTTGCAGCAACTTTGATGACAAGGAAGAACTTGAACAGCAGGGTTGTGAAGAACAGTTTGATGAAGAAACTGCATTGCAGGAATTCAACAAGGATTCAAATGCCCTTGCTATCATGCAGCAGATTTCAGCAATCAGCAAGCAGAAGAAGGAACTGGAAGACAAAGAAAAGGAAGTCAGGGCAGCACTTGAAGCTGCAATGGGTCAGTTTGGAATTAAGTCATTTGAAAATGACATTTTGAAAGTCACATATGTTGCACCAACTACCAAGACAACCATTGATTCCAAGGCATTGAAGAAGGACAAGCCTGATGTTTATGAAAAATATGCAAAGACATCAAATGTCAAAGCATCTGTCAGAATCACAGTCAAGGACTGATGAACTGACCTGCAAGGATTGTGAAAAATGGAAATGGTGCATTGAAAGTTCCAGGGAATATCCTTGCATCAGTTTCAGAAGAAAGGCGGTGAAAGAGTGGCAGCAGAAAAGAACTTTGAAAACAAAATCAAAGGATTCCTGAAAGACCATGGATGTTGGTTCTTGAAATATTGGGGCGGTGCAGCATACACCAAATCAGGCATTCCTGACATCCTGGCATGTTGCAATGGAAAGTTCCTTGGAATTGAAGTCAAGGCAAAGAATGGAAAACCAAGTGAATTGCAGCTTTACAATCTGAAAAAGATTGATGAAGCAGGCGGTTTTGCAATCCTTCTTTATCCTGATGATTTTGAAACCTTCAAGACCATGATTGAACTGATTCAGAGTGGATGCACATGTGGTCAGTATTATAAAAAATTGAAAGGAAGGTGGTCAAATTGATTGTTTCACACAGCAAGGTGGAAACATTTGAATCCTGTCCATATCGTTATGATTTGAGATATAACCAGGGAATCAAAACAATTCCACCTGATAATGCAGACAATGCATTATTTCTTGGAACAGCACTTCACACTGGACTGGAAAAAGATGTTCAGACAGCAATTCATGAATATTTCATGTCATATCCAGTCATCAGTGATGCACAGGTCAATGAAGCAATGAAACTTGAAGTGATGATTCCAAAGGCAGCAGCAATGATTCCATCAGGGGAACATGAAGTGAAAATTGAAGATGATGACTTCATTGGTTTCATTGACCTGCTTGCACCTGCAAAAACAGAACAGAAACTTGGCGGTGAACATCAGGTCATTCCAAATGTTTATGACTTGTATGATTTCAAATATTCAAACAATGTCAGCAAATACAAGGATTCACCACAGCTTCACTTATATAAGTATTTCTTTGAAAAGAACAATCCAGGAAAAATCATCAGAAACATGTTCTTCCTGTTTGTGTCAAAGGTGAATATCAAGCAATCAAAGAAAGAAGACCTGTTCCAGTTCAGACAAAGATTGCAGGAAGAACTGGACAGGAAAGAACCACAACTGGTTCAAATAGAATATGACCCTGAAAAGGTCATCAACTTCCTTCTTTCAACAAAGACAATGTTGGAAGCACAGGAATTCCCACAGAACACAAGTTGGTTATGCAACTTTTGTGAATACAAGGACTATTGTCAGAAAGGAATTGATTATATGAATTTACCAAGTAGTGAAAGAAGAAACATCAGTGAAACAAAGAAAAGAAAAATTTGGATTTATGGTGCTGCATTCAGCGGAAAGACAACCATGCTTGATGATGCACCAAATCCGTTGAACCTGAACACAGATGGAAACATCCAGTTTGTCACAATGCCTTATGTCAGCATCAAGGATGAAGTCACTGTCAATGGCAGAATGACCAACAGAAAGTTTGCATGGGAAGTTTTCAAGGACACCATTGCAGAACTGGAAAAGAAGCAGAATGACTTCAAAACCATCATCATTGACCTGTTGGAAGATACCAGGGAAATGTGCAGAGTGTTCATGTATGATTCCCTTGGAATTCAGCATGAATCTGATTCAGGATTTGGAAAGGGTTGGGATATTATCAAGACAGAATATCTGTCAACAATGAGAAGATTTTTCAACCTGGACTATGAAAATCTTGTGGTTGTATCACATGAAGATATTTCCAAGGACATCACCAAGAAGAATGGTCAGAACATCACAAGAATTGCACCAAACATCCAGGATGCTATTGCAAATAAAATTGCAGGAATGGTTGACATTGTTGCAAGGGTTGTGGTGGAAGATGATGACAGCAGAACACTGAACTTCAAGCAGAATGAAGTCATCTTTGGCGGTGGCAGATTGAAGGGAATCAGTCAGACAACCATTCCCCTTTCATGGGATGCTTTGATGGATGTATATGACCAGGCAAATGAAGCAGCAGGAAGCACACAGGAAGCCACACAGAAGCCTGGAAGAAGAAAGGTGGATAAATCTACACCTGACACAGAAAAGCCTGTCACAGACGATTCTGACAAGCCACAGCAGGATTCTGAACCTACACAGGAATCAAATGAAACAGCAGAACCTTCTGCTGAATCAGATACACAGCAGGATGCACCAAAAACAAGAGTTAGAAAAAGAAGGGGTGAAAACTAATGTTTGTAAAAGCAAATGATTGTGCAATTGTCAACACAGACCATATTGTATGGATTGATGTTCATGATGAACACATGACATGCAAGATGTCAGATGGCACAGAACATTCAGTTGATACTGAAAAGATGCAGAAAGCATTTGGAATTATCAACAAAGGTGCTGAAATGGCAACCTATACAAAGTAAAAGAAAGGGTGAAAACTAATGGATGAATTATTGAAGATGTTGCTTGAAGAAGCAGAAAAAGAAGGAAAGTTCATGTTGTGAAGAAGACTGTCAACAAGGAAGACAGCATCATCAAAGATGCACAGGAACTGGCACATGCAAACAAAGTTCTGTATGATGCTCACATCAAGGAAGGATTCCTGCCAGTGCAGAAGCACTTGCCCTGGTAGTTGCAACATTAAATTAAAACAAAGAAAGGTTAAAATGGTGAAAAATTATGGCACAGGATATGTTCAGTAAATGGGATAAGGAAATTGACATTGATGGTCTGAATGAGGATGTAAAAGCTGCTGCAAATGGTGGCGGTGGAAATTACAAGGAAGTTCCACATGGTAACTATGAAGTTGCGGTTCAGCAGATGGAATTAAAAGAATCTAAAAAAGGCAAACCTATGGTCAGCATTTGGTTCAAAATTGTTTCTGATGGTGAGTACAAGGGCAGCATGATTTTCTATAATCAGGTTATTGATAATGGAACAGGTCTTCACATAAATAATGAAATGCTTCGCAAGATGGTTTCAGAAATGGGTACAGATGCACCTGTTATAGAATTAAAGTCATTTGAGCAGTATTCTGATTTACTTATGGACATCTATGAAGCGGTTGCAGATAACTTTGAATATGGTTTGAAGTACACTGCAAATAAGAAGAACAAGGATTTCAGTGACTTTGAAATCACAGATGTATTTGTTCTTGAGTAATTGACACAAGGGTCTTCCCAGGATGCAAATTTTTTTGAAATCAATGTATCTTGGGAAGATACATTATTGAAAGGAAGGTGAAGAAAATGCTGTTTTATGACTTTGAAGTCTTCAAATATGACTGGTTGGTTGTTGTCCTGGACATGAATGAAAAGAAGCAGCATGTCATCATCAACAACAAGGAAGAACTTGAATCCTTATATCAGGCAAACAAGAATGATATTTGGGTTGGTTTCAATTCAAATTATTATGACCAGTATATTTTGAAAGGAATTCTTTGTGGATTTGACCCAAAAAGAATCAATGATTTCATCATTATCAAAGGAAATCCTGGATGGAAATTTTCTTCACTGCTTCGCAATGTACCATTGAACAATTATGATGTGATGCTAAACCTGGACAAAGGGTTGAAATGGTTTGAAGGAAGTATGGGGAACAACATCAAAGAATCAGGTGTTCCATTCGACATTGACAGGAAACTGACACAGGAAGAAATTGATGAAACAGTGAAATATTGTATTCATGATGTGGAACAGACTGTTGAAGTGTTCCTGCAAAGGAAGGAAGAATTCAATGGAAGGTTGGAACTTGTGAAACTTGCCTGCAAAGGAAGACCACTTGATCTGTCGTTGATTTCAAAAACAAAACCACAGTTGACTGCAATCATCCTGGATGCACACAGACAGGGTGACAGAAATGATGAATTTGACATTGATTTCCCTGACACAAATCAGGTGAAAAAATACAAAGATGTTCTTGACTGGTATTCAAATCCTGACAACAGATGTTATTTCAGACATGTTCCAGGAAAGAAGAAGCCTGAAAAGAATCAATATTCAGTGATGGTTGCAGGGTGTCCACACACTTTTGCATGGGGTGGCGTTCATGGTGCTTTGGAAAAATACAGCGGTGAAGGATATTTTCTGATGATGGATGTTGCTTCACTTTATCCATCATTGATGATTAGATACAATCTGCACAGCAGGAACATTGTTGACCCACAAAAGTTTGTGGACATCTATCATGAAAGACTGGAACTGAAAAAGAAGAAAGACCCATTGCAGGCGGTTCTGAAAATCGTGTTGAATTCAACCTATGGTGTATTGAAGGACAAGAACAATGATTTGTATGACCCTTTGATGTCAAACAAAGTTTGTGTCTATGGTCAGATTCTTCTTCTTGACCTGATAGAACATATTGAACCTTATGCGCAACTGATTCAGTCCAACACAGATGGTATTTTGATAAAGATGCTTGATGGACAGGATGAAGATGAATGGTTCAACAAGATTGATGACATTGTTTATGAATGGGAACAAAGAACTGGTCTGACACTGGAATTTGATGAATACAGAAAAGTTTTTCAGAAGGATGTGAACAACTATATCATTGTTGCACCTGATGGACATATCAAGTCAAAAGGTGCTTATGTGAAGAAGCTGTCAAATCTTGATTATGGGGATTTCCCTATTGTGAATCATGCCTTGGTTGAATATATGACCAAAGGTGTTCCAGTGGAAAACTTCATCAACAGATGTGATGACCTGAAAGAATTTCAGATGGTCACAAAGATAACAAATAAATATTCCACCATCCTGCATGGTGATGAACCTATAAAAGAAAAATGCATCAGAGTGTTTGCTTCAACCAAGGAAACAGATGCAGGTGTCAAGAAGGTATCAATCAGAACAGGGAAGCCTGAAAAGATTGCATCCAGTCCTGAACACTGTTTCATCTTCAATGAAGACATGGCTGATGTCAGATGTCCTTCATACCTGGACAAGCAATGGTATGTGGATATGGCAAATAAAAGATTGGAAGATTTTGGGGTAATGTGATGGATATACAAATAAAATATGACAATGGACAAATGAATATTCGTATGGATGCATTCTTTCCAACATCCCAGGCAAGATTGAAAAAACTGTTGAAGGTTGTTGACCTGGATTTTGAACACAGGGAAGAAATAGTGCAGACCATGCAGCAGTTTTTTCAGGACAAGGTGAATGAACTGGAAGCAAGAAGGATCAGTTCAAGAAAGAAAGCTGTTGAATATAAACAGAAGATTGCAGACACAACTGCAATAATTGAATCCAGGAAGCATCCAAATGGTGTTCCATTGACCAAGGATGAACTGGCAGACATAAAAGAACAGAACAAACGCTTCAAAGCGGTATATGCAGGATGCTTGTCTGATTTCAACAGAAGCATCAGACAGAAGGATTTGTTCTTGAAGCACTTGGAAATATTAGAGCAAAGGAAGTGATGAAGGATGTTTTTCAAAGGTTATGTTGAAACCAAGGGCAAAAAGTGCATAGAGAAATTCAAAAACAGAACAGACTTCAAGACTTATGAACAAGTCAAGTCACTTCCTGAATTTGCAGGAATTTTGGATGGAGAAACAATCCTGGTTGACATTGATGACTTTGAACAGTCAGAAGTGTTGATGAATATTGTGGAAGACTTGCAGTTGAATTGTAGGGTTTACGCAACAACCAGGGGAAAGCACTTTTTGTTCAAGAATGCAGGTGTGGAAAAATGTTTTACACATTGCAAACTGGCAATTGGTTTGACAGCAGACATCAAGGTTGGTGTCAAAAATTCCTATGAAATATTAAAATATGATGGCAAGGAAAGGGAAGTCATTTATGACATTTATCAGGAAGATGGTGAAGTCTATCAGGAAATTCCAAAGTGGATGCTTCCAGTCAAAGGAAAAGCAGAATTTTTGGACATGGATGCAGGTGATGGAAGAAACCAGGCATTGTTCAATTACATCCTGACCTTGCAGTCAGCAGATTTTGAAAAGGAAGAAGCAAGGGATGTGTTGCGGATAATCAACAAATATGTCCTGAAAGAACCTTTGTCTGATGAAGAACTGGAAGTCATCATGCGTGATGAAGCATTCAGCAAGCCTATTTTCTACAAAGGAACAACATTTCTTTTTGATAAGTTTGCAGTGTTCTTGAAGAACAACCATCACATCATCAGATTGAATGGTCAGCTTCACATGTATAAAGATGGAATCTATGTGTCAGGTCAGGAAGAAATTGAAGCAGTGATGATTCAGCACCTTCCACAGTTGAATAGGGCAAAAAGACAGGAAGTCATGGCATACCTGAATATTTTAATCAGGGATAACACAAAAGCTGCACCTGCTTGTATGATTGCATTCAGAAATGGTCTTTATAATGTTTTGACAGATTCTTTTTCAGATTTCACACCTGATGTGGTTATCACAAACAAGATTCCTTGGGATTTTAACAGACAGGCATCCAGTGAAGTGATTGACAATATGCTTGACAATGTTTCCTGCAAGGATGCAGAAATCAGGTCACTGCTTGAAGAAATTGTTGGTGCTTGCATGTATAGGTCAAACACACTTGCAGGTGGAAAGGCATTCATCCTGACTGGAACAGGCAGCAATGGAAAAAGTACATATTTGAAGACACTTTCAAACCTTATGTCTGAAAAGAATATTTCATCACTGGACTTGAAAAAGTTGGGTGACCGATTCAGCACAGTCATGATGTTTGGAAAACTGGCAAACATTGGTGATGACATCAGCAATGAGTTTGTCACAGACACCGCGGTCTTCAAGAAAATTGTCACTGGTGAAACCATTGATGCAGAACAGAAAGGACAACCAAAATTTGACTTCAAACCATTCTGCAAGCTGCTGTTTTCAGCAAATAACATTCCAAGAATGGGAAAGGGTTCTGATTCACAGGCAATCATGAGAAGACTTGTTATTGTTCCATTCAATGCAAAATTCAAGTCTGATGACCCAAATTTCAGACCAGGAATTGAAGAAGACCTGAAAGGTCAGGAATCAATGGAATATCTAATTCAGCTTGGAATCCAGGGATTGAAAAGAGTTCTTGCAGCAAAGAACTTCACAACATCTGATGCAATCAAGCAGGAACTGGAAGAATATGAAGAAAGAAACAATCCACTTCTGATGTTCGTGAAAGATTGTGAAGATGAAGAATTTGACATGCAGACTGAACCAACATCAGCAGTCTATGACAGATACAAGGAATTTTGTCTTGCTGAATCATTGCAGGCATTATCAAAGATTGAGTTCAGCAGACAGATGGTCAAGACCTTTGGTTTTCAGATTATTGACAAGAAAATCAACAAGAAAAAATACAGATTATTTCAGAAGGCGGTGAACTAACAAGTGATAAAATATTTAAGTCTATTCAGTGGAATAGGAGCATTTGAAAAAGCAATGATAAATTTGAAGATTCCATTTGAACTTGTTGGATTCAGTGAAATAGATGATTATGCTGCAAAATCATATCAGTCAATATTTGATGTTCCTGCATCAAAAAATCTTGGTGATATAACTAAAATAAATGAAAGGAAACTTCCACATGTTGACTTTATTACATACGGATTTCCATGCCAAGATATTTCTTTAGCAGGAAAACAAATGGGGTTTGAAAATGAAAATGGTGAAAAAACCAGGTCCGGACTTTTCTTTGATGCATTAAGAATTATTGAATCATGCAGACCTAAAATTGCAATTGCTGAAAATGTAAAGAATCTTACAGGAAAAAGATTCAAAAAAGAATTCAGTATTGTTTTGGAATCATTGGAAAATGCAGGATATAACAATTATTGGAAAGTTCTGAATGCAAAAGACTTTGGAATTCCACAACAAAGAGAGAGAGTATTTATTGTTAGTATTAGAAAAGATATTGACAATAAGATATTTGAATTTCCAAAGGAATATGAACTAAAAAAGAAACTGGTGGATTTGCTTGAAGATTCTGTTGATGATTGTTTCTATCTTTCACAAAAAGGATTTAATTATGTATTCAATATGAAAGTTGAAGCAAAAGGAATTGGTTTTTCTGATGCAGTTGATACATCTTTTGTGAATCCTGATATTTGCAACACATTGGCGGTGAAGTCATCAGGAAGTCACTATCAGAGAAGTGGAACGAGTACATTTGTGTCTGATTCAAGGAAAAAAATGATGGTGAAGGATATGAAAGAAAAAATTGACAATGGTATTGATTGGAAATCTTTCAGATGTAGATTTTTAACACCAAAAGAACAATTCAGATTAAGTGGATTTTCTGATGAAGATTATGAAAAAGCTGCCAAAGTAAATTGTAAAACAAGACTTTGGATGCAGACTGGAAACACTATTGTGGTGGATGTTGCAGAAGAACTTTTATGTATGATGTTTGATGAAGACGGAAATTTTTTTGTCTGAAAAGTATCTTGAAAATATACAGAAGGGCGGTGATGCATCTTGAAAGAAAAGAAACTTTACACTTGTGAATGTTGTCAAACTGATTATGCATCAAAAACTGATGCTGAAAAATGTGAAGCAAATCACAAGAAAAAATTGAAAATCATTCACAAAAGATATTTGTCCAAAGGTCAGGACAATTCAGGTCTTCCTATTGCAATCACAGTTGAAGCGGAAGACGGAACAAAACAAATTTATAGAAAGGGGTGATTCATCATGCTTGAATTTTGGAATATAAAACATCCAAAAGCAAGAAAAGAACATACTTGTGACATGTGTGGTTTGAAGATTCTTCCTGGTCAAATATATGAAAGATATCCAGGAAAATATGATGGTGATTTGTTTGACTGGAAAAATTGTTTGGATTGTGAAAAGGTAATAAATACTTTTTGCAAGGAAGTTGACAATGAATATTCAGAAGATGAAATTTCTGAATGGTTACATGAAAGATTTTGTTATGACTGCAAACATGGATGTCACCTTGATGATGCACTTGATGATTGCACTTTCAGTGAATTCCATTGTCCATTTATATTGGAAAAAATAAAGGAAGGTGATTGATAATGTCAAATGTGATTCATCCTGGACACTATAACATCCCAGGAAGAAAAGAATGCATTGAAGAAATGATTGAAAAATTTGGTTATGAGAAAACAGAAGCATTTTGTGAACTGAATTCTTATAAATACCAGTACAGACATGAACAGAAGAATGGTCAGGAAGACCTGGACAAAGCATCCAACTATCAGAAAATGCTGATGGAATATATCAGGAAAGACCCAAGATTCAAGGTTGCAGACCATTATGGACTGGAAGTTCAGATGCAGCAGTTGATTGAAGAAATGGCAGAACTGACACAGGCAATTTGCAAATATTTCAGAATCCATGGTCAGGGTCAACCAGTATCAAAGAAGCTGTCAAGCTATGACATTGAACAGAATCTTGTGGAAGAACTGGCAGATGTCAAACTGGTACTTGACCAGGTGGTATTCCTGCTTGCGTGTGAAGATGAAGTGCAGGAAGTAATGAAGCAGAAGGTCAACAGATGTATTGAAAGGATAGGTGAAGAAAAATGAATGGGTATGATACAAATGCAAATATATCAATCATTATAAATTTGAAAAACACTTCAAAGTCAAAATCTTATGAAAATGTATTTTCATATTATGAAGAAGGTTGTTTCTTTGTCATAGAAAAAGGTGATTATTTTGAGGGGAAATTTGCAATTCCTATTAGTTCAATAGATGATATTTTTATTAGCAAGAAGAAGGTGAAGAATAATGAAAAGAAAAATGATGTATGTATGTGAAAAGTGTGGTGAAGCATATCCTGATGAAAAGTATGCAAAAATGTGCGAAAAAAGGCATGTTGAAATAGTTAATATTGTTGAATCCCTTCCTTCACATCTTGTTGGATGTTCATCTGATGTTTTTCCATATCCGCATGGGGTCAGAATTAAGATGGAAGATGGAACAGTACACAATTATACATATAAAGGAAGGGCATGGTGAACAGAATGCAGGCAATTAAACCATATACACAGATTTATAAAGATTTTGATGGACAGAAGGTGTTGCAGAAGATTGAAGCTGCTGCAAGAACTTGTTACAAGTCAGAAGGAAAGATTCAGGAAGGTTCTGCTGCAAAGATGGTTGCATCCCTTATCAAGTCAGGACATGAAGCAATGATTGAACATGCATCTGTCACAGTAAAATTTGTTGTTGACAGGGGAATCAGTCATGAACTGATCAGACACAGACTTGCATCCTTTGCCCAGGAATCCACAAGATATTGCAATTATTCAAAAGATGATTTTGGTTCTGAAATCACCTTCATTATTCCTGAATACCTGGAATATAAGTCAGAAGGTTGGAACATTTGGAAAGAATCCATGAAGCAGGCAGAAGATGCATATTTCAAGATGCTTGATTTTGGACTGTCACCACAGCAGGCAAGGGCGGTTCTTCCAAACAGCTTGAAGACAGAAGTGGTCATGACTGCAAACCTTCGTGAATGGAGACACTTTTTCAAACTTCGTGCCTTGGGAACAACTGGAAAGCCACACCCACAGATGCTTGAAGTTGCTGTTCCGCTTCTTGAAGACATGAAGAATCTGATTCCAGTGGTCTTTGATGATTTGGTGGTGTGATGATATGAACAGACAGCAAAGAAGAATGGCACAAAAGAAAGGTCTTCCAGTAGCACATGAACCAGTCTTCAACATGAAGCAGTCTGACATCAAGAAAATTAAACAGGAAGCAAGCGAAAAGGCAGTGAACACAGCAATGATTCTTCTGCTTGGGATTCCAGTGAAAGTCCTGAAAGAACAATATGGATGGGGCATGAAGAAAAGACTTCCTGAATTTTGTGAAGCAATGATTGATGTCTATACAGATTTTTCAAATGGTGACTTGACACTGGAACAGTTTGCAGACCTGATTTATCAGGAATGTGGGGTGAAATTTGTAAACAATGAATAAATACAACAGTGAAGGTTATCCTGACCCAACTGCATATTATGGAACAAAGGAAATTGTCAGGGAAGAATCTGAACAGGAAAGAAGAATCAGACACCTGATGCACATTGTCAGGGAAGCTGCACACCTGGCAGGATTTGAAGTGGTTGGAAGAATCACCTTCAAGGATAAGAAAACAGGAAAGGAATTCAAATAAATGAAACCAGTTAGAACAGAAACAACAAATGCAGTTTATACACTGGAAGGTTGCAATGACCTTCCAGTCACAAAATATGAAAATGTTGATAACAAGGAAATGGGTGTTGAAAGCTGTTGGGAACTGGATGCAGAAGACCTGGAAAACATCAAGAACAATGGTGGAAGGGTTTATCTTTACATTCAGGGTGCAGTTGTTCCACCAGTGCTTCTGACAACTGAAAGCATGGTGTTCTTTAAGGAAGGGGATGGACAGAATGAATGATAAAATTGCACAGGAACAGTTCCTGAACTTCATGAATGTGGATGGAAGATCGATTGTTTCGGTTCAGACAATGGACTGGTTGATTGGTCAGGGATTCTTTGTGAAGCCTGCTGCAATTAAGCACCATGGCAACCACACAGGCGGTCTGTTTGAACATTCCATGATGGTTGCACAGGTTCTTGTGGAAATGACACAGAAGTTTGACATCCCTTGGACAAGACCTGAATCACCATATATTGTGGGAATGCTTCATGATGTGTGCAAACTGGATGACTACATAGATGAAAATGCATCTGATGTTGTGGTCATGGGAAGTGGTTCACCTATCAGCAAAGACCCAAAATGGACATACAATCCTGCACCTATGTTTGCAGGGCATGGTGACAAGTCGGTGATGATGCTGTCACAGGTGATGACCCTGACAGAAGAAGAAATGTTGTGCATCAGGTTTCACATGGGTGCTTATGTCACAAGTGAATGGGATGCATTTGACAGAGCAATCAGAAAATATCAGTCAGTGCTTTTCACTCACACAGCAGACATGTATGCATCAAAAGTTAAAGATGTTTGATGTTAGTTCAAGATGCGGTTCAAGATGATGTTGAACCGATAAAATGCAGTAAAATCAAGGGTTTCAGGGGTGCGGTTCAAGATGTTCAAGATTGTTTTATATTAAGGATATATAAGAATAGGAAAATCATCAAAATTCAATGATTCCTTAAAAAATAATTATAATATATAAAAGACCCCACATCTTGAACCTTGCACCATAAAAATTCATAGAAATCCAGTAAAATCAAGGCTTTTCAGCGGTTCAAAATGTTTTTGCAATGTTGAACCAAGAAGTTGAACCGATAAAGGAAGAAGGTGTGAAGGTGACAGCAAAGGAATATTTGTTGCAGATAAAAGAACAGAAGCAGAATATCAGGAAGCAGGAAGAATATATTCAAAGATTAAGGGATTCATTGACCATTGCAGGAATCAGCTATGACAAGGACAGGGTGCAAAGTTCCCCTGACCCTGATAAATTTGCAAAGATTTTCGGTCAGATTGATGAAGAAGAACAAAGGCTTGAAGCTATGAAGACCAGGTTTGTGAATACAAGGGTGAAGATTATCAATCAGATTCATCAGCTTGTAGAAGAAAAGCATCAGAATGTTTTGTATCTTGTGTATGTTGATGATATGACCTTGAAAAAAGCATCCCAGGAAATGTGTTTTTCATATGAGTATGTGAAAGAACTTCATGGTGCTGCATTGCAGGCTTTTGACCTGATGTTCCCACCACAGTCTGCTTGAATCCCACCAGTCATGTTATATATAATATAACATGAAATGTTAGGTCAATAAGACATCCTTTGAAGAAGGGGGTGTCTTATTTTATTTTCAGGAAAGGAAGGGGTGAACCTTTGAATGGCAAAAGGAAAATATCAAGATTGGTTGACAGAAGAAGGTTTGCTTCAACTGGAAGCATGGGCAAGGGATGGTCTTACTGATGAACAAATTGCTGCAAATATGGGGATAAATAGAAGGACATTGACCGATTGGAAAAATAAGTATGACCCCATTTCTCTCACCCTAAAAAGAGGAAAAGCAGTTGTTGATATTCAAGTTGAAAATGCTTTGCTGAAAAGGGCATTGGGTTATTCATATAAAGAAGTAACCAAGGAAAAGATTTTCAATCCTGAAACTGGTCAATATGAACTGATGACAACCAAAGAAGTGACAAAAGAAGTTGTTCCTGATACAACAGCACAAATCTTTTGGTTGAAGAACAGAAGACCTGACAAGTGGAGAGATAAAAGGGATGTTTCTGTTGAAGGTGAAGTGAACACAAACAATCCTTTTGCAGGTCTTTCCACAGAAGAATTGAGAAAGATAATCAATGATGAATAAGCAATTGAAAATTCATGCAAGATGTGAATTGTCAAGAAGGGAATTTTGGACATATTGCCAAACCAAAGCACCTGACTTTTACAAATCAAATAGAACATTCTTGCATGATTTTTGTGATGACCTTCAAGAATTCATTGAAACAGACAGTGAAAAAGACATTTTGGTTGTGAACATGCCACCAAGACATGGAAAGTCAAGAACAATAGGAAACTTTGTTGAATGGGTTCTTGGTAATGACCAAACACAGAAAATCATGACTGGTTCATACAATGAAACATTGTCAACATCATTTTCAAAAGGTGTTAGAAACACAATTCAAGAAGCCAAAGCTGATGCAGAAAAGATTGTGTTTTCAGACATCTTCCCTGGTGTATCAATCAAAAGGGGTGATGGTGCAATGAATATGTGGTCATTAGAAAATGGTTATAACAATTATTTGGCAACTTCACCAACAGGAACTGCAACAGGTTTTGGTGCATCAATCATGATTATTGATGACCTTATAAAATCATCACTTGAAGCAAACAATGCAGACACACTTGAAAAGCATTGGGAATGGTTCACAAACACTATGTTGTCAAGACTTGAAGAAGGTGGAAAAATCATCATTGTCATGACAAGGTGGCACAGTTTAGACCTTGCAGGAAGAATCATTGATGAATATGGTGATTCCGTGAAGGTGGTTCAATATAAAGCTGTTCAAGAAGATGGAACAATGCTTTGTGATGAAATCCTGTCAAAAGAATCCTATGAAAAGAAAAGGAAAGCAATGGGTGTTGATATTGCAGAAGCAAATTATCAGCAGAATCCTATTGATATAAAGGGAAGGTTGTATCAATCTTTCAAAACATATACAGAACTTCCAAAAGACCAGTATGGAAGACCTGTCTATTCAGCAGTCAAGAATTATACAGATACTGCTGACACTGGTGATGACTATTTGTGCAGCATTGATTATGTGGAATACAATCATGAAGCATATGTGATAAATGTCATCTATACAAAGGATGGTATGGAAATCACAGAACCTGCTGTTGCAAAGATGTTGTATGAAGACAAGGTTAATGATGCAGATATTGAATCAAACAATGGTGGAAGGGGATTTGCAAGAAATGTTGAAGCAATCCTGAAAGACCAGTATGGTTCAAATAAGACAATCATTCATCCATTCTTCCAGTCAAAGAATAAGATTTCAAGAATCTTGTCCAACAGTACATGGGTTATGAATCACATTTATTTCCCTGTCAACTGGATGGACAGATTTCCTGAATATTACACAGCAATGTCCAGGTATCAGAAAGAAGGAAAGAATGCACATGATGATGCACCTGATGCAACAACTGGAATTGCTGAAAAAATAAACAAGGGTGAAACATTTAGTTTTGATTAAAAATAAGGGCTGTAAAACAGCCCCTTTTTTGCGTGTTAGAAAAGGGAAGGTGAAAAACAATGACAGTTGATGTTTTAGGAACAAAATACACAATTACAGAATCAAATAAGGTGAAAGATGACAACCTGAACAGCGGTGATGGATATTGTGACCATTCCACAAAGCAGATTGTCATTGACACCTTCCAGGATTCCCCTGGTTCACTTGCTGACTTGAAAACATATAAACAGCAGGTCATCAGACATGAACTGGTTCATGCATTTCTGTTTGAATCAGGACTTGGTGCTGATAGTTGGGGCATAAATGAAGAAATAGTGGACTGGATTGCATACCAGTTCCCAAAGATGGCAGAAGCCTTTGGAAAGGTGGATGCCCTATGATACACAGAAAGGTGGTGAAGAATGATGTTCAATTTTGCTGAATCCTTCAAAGCAAAACTTGAAAGACTGGTCAATATCAATGCTGCATCCAAGTTGACAGATGAACAGTTCATTGTGAAGGAAATCAACAGATTCAAGCAGTCACAGAGAAGAAAAGAAATGCTTGATGGTGAAAGATACTTTGATGGATGTCATGACATTCTGTCCAGGGAAAGGACAGTCATTGGAAAAGATGGTGAACTGGAAACAGTCAAGAATCTTCCAAACAACAGAATTGTTGACAATCAGTATAAAAAGATGGTCATTCAGAAATCCAACTATCTGTTGGGTCAACCTTTCACCATTCAATCTGATAATGATGAATATTTGAAAATGCTAAAAAAGTTCCTGAATAAAAAGTTCATGCGAACTTTGAAAGCAGTTGGTGAAGATTCCCTGAATTGTGGAATTGGTTGGTTATTCCCTATGTATGATGACCAGGGCAAGTTCATTTTCAAGCGGTTCAGACCTTGGGAAATCATCCCAGGATGGAAGGATGCAGAACATACTGAACTGGAATATTTCATCAGAATCTATGAAGTGGTTGGATATGTTGGAAATACAGAAAAGGTCATTGAAAAAGTTGAAGTCTATGATGAATCAGGTGTTTCTTATTTTGAACTGACTGACAGTGGAACATTGAAACCTGATGGTGAACAGCATGTTCCATATTTCAGCATTGAAGACCAGGGATTCAATTGGACAAAGATTCCTTTGATTCCTTTTAAGTATAACAACAAAGAAATTCCATTGATTAAAATGGTGAAATCTTTGCAGGATGGTCTGAACCTGATTGAATCTAACTTCCAAAATCAAATGGAAGAAGACACCAGGAACACAATCTTGGTTCTTGTGAACTATGATGGTGAAAATCTTGGTGAATTCAGGAAGAACCTTGCAACATATGGTGCAGTGAAGGTCAGAACAGTGGATGGTGCAGGTGGTGATGTCAGAACACTTCAAGTGGAAGTCAATTCTGAAAACTACAAAGCAATCATTGAACTGTTTAAGAAAGCAATCATTGAAAATGCAATGGGTTATGATGCAAAGGATGATAGGATGTCAGGAACACCAAACCAAATGAACATTCAGTCCATGTATTCTGACATTGACCTGGATGCAAATGGAATGGAAACTGAATATCAGGCATCTTTTGAAGAACTTCTTTGGTTCTTGAACATGCATCTTTTCAATGTTGGAATGGGTGATTTTGAACAGGAAAAAGTTGAAATCATTTTCAATAGGGATATGATGCTGAATGAAGGTGAAATTATTGACAACATCAGCAAATCTGTTGGAATCATTAGTGATGAAACACTGGTTGCACAGCATCCATGGGTTGATGATGTTCAGGCAGAAATAGAAAGACTGGATGAACAGAAACAGAAAAACATGGAAGAATTTGGTCTTGGTATGATGCAAGGTCAAAATGTTCCTGATGATGAAGGTCAGGAAGGTGCAGGTGATGAATAATGGCAAAAATAAAGTCATCTGCATACTGGAAGAAAAGATTTTCCAACCTGGAAAATGCAAACAATCAATATGGACAGAATACCTTCCATCAGATTGAACCTGCATTTGACAAAGCAGAAAGACAGATTCAAGCACAAATTGAATCCTGGTATGCAAGATATGCAAAAAATAATGGAATCACAATGGCAGAAGCAAGAAAACAGTTGTCTGCTACTGAACTTAAAGAATTGAAGTGGGATGTCAAGGAATACATTCAGTATGGTCAGGAAAATGCACTGAATCAGCAATGGATGAAAGAACTTGAAAATGCATCTGCAAGATTTCACATTTCAAGACTTGAAGCATTGAAAATTAGAACACAGCAGGCATTGGAAGTTGCTTTTGGAAATGAATTGGATTCCCTGGACAGTATGGTCAAAGCACTTTATCAGTCAGGATATTATCACACATGTTTTGAAGTGCAGAAGGGTTTCAATATTGGTTGGGAAATCGGTCAGATTGATGAAAGGAAGCTGCAAAAGATTATTTCAAAACCTTGGGCAGCAGATGGAAAGACCTTTTCAGACAGGGTGTGGCAATCAAAGACAACAATGGTCAATGAATTGCATCAACAACTGACCAGGACAATCATTCAGGGAAAAGCACCTGATGAAGCAATCAGAACTTTGTCAAAGTATGTTGCAGACAAGACCAAAAATGCAAAGTATGCAGCAGGAAGACTTGTGATGACTGAACAGGCATTCATTTCCAGTGCTGCACAGAAGGATGCATTCAATGACCTGGATGTGGAAGAATTTGAGATTGTCGCAACACTGGACAGTCACACTTCTGAAATATGTCAGAACATGGATGGACAGCACTTCCCTATGAAGGACTTTGAACCTGGTGTCACTGCACCCCCTTTTCATGTTTGGTGCAGGTCAACAACTGTTCCTTATTTTGATGATGAATGGTCAGTTGGTGAAAGGGCAGCAAGGGGGGAAGATGGAAAAACATACTATGTTCCATCTGATATGACCTATAAGCAATGGAAAGAAAAGTATATTGCTGATTCAATATCAGATTCAACCAAGAAAGAATTTGCAAAATACAATGTAATCCTTGGAAAGAAGTCACCAACAATTGAAGAATTCGTAAAAATAAGATATAATGATGAAGACTGGAAGATGTTCAAAGCATACACTTCTTCAATCAAATTAGGTGAATTGTCAGCACTTGCTGATTTTGCTTTGTATAAAAGTATAAGCAAAGACATTGATTATTATGTTGTTGGTCGATTCACAAGTAATAATATAAAAATCATGGGAAAAACTTATCATTTCATTGCAAGAACTATTGGTTCAGTGGAACAGAAAAGAAGTGGTGTGACTATTACTGATATAGTTGATGCATTATTGAATCCAGTTTCTATTGATGATATTCGTGAATTGAAAAATGGAAGAAGTCAAAGATTTATAAGTGACAAAGTGCTTGTCACAGTCAATCCTGACACAGGAATCTTGATTCAGGTGAATCCAAGAACAAGAAGAAAGAAGGTGAATCAATGACAGATGAACAAAAAAAACTGATTGAACAGTATATTGAAAATCCAAGTGATGATATTGATTCCCTGCTTTTGCAGTTGGATGATAAAATCACAGAGATTGGTTTTGATAAAAATTATGATTTGAATAAAGAAGGTCTTATTCTTCAAAAGTTATATGATGAACTGTTAAGTCAGAATTGATGAAGCATCCTGAATAAGGGTGCTTTTTTTCATGCGTTAAAACATCAGGCTTGTTGAAAAATTTATGAAATGAAAGCAGTGGAGTGACTGCAAGTAATTTCCTTTCAACAAGGCTGATTTTTTATTGACCTGGTGGAAGTCGAAAAAAGACACAATCAAACAAATCTGGTGGTGAAAGAAACACCGAAAACAAACTGAAAGGATGGTTTTGAATTATGAAAAGAAAATTTTTGGAAGACATGGGATTGGAAAAGGAACAGGTTGACAAGATTCTTGATGAAAACAGTCAGGATATTGGAAAGGCAAAGGGTGACCTTGAAAAGATTCAGTCTGATTTGACTGCTGCACAGCAGGAAATCACTACATTGAAGGGTCAGGTTGCTGACAGGGATGTTCAGCTTGAAACTTTGAAGAATTCCACTGGTGATGTTGAAGCAATGAAACAGCAGATTGCAACTTTGCAGGCAGACAACAAAGCAAAGGATGATGCACATGCTGCTGAAATCAAACAGTTGAAGATTGATGCTGCAATAGAATCTGCACTAACAGGTGCCAAGGCAAAGAACAACACTGCTGTCAAAGCACTTTTGAAGGATTTGGACAAGGCTGAACTTGGTGAAGATGGTACAATCAAGGGTCTTGCTGAACAGATTGAAGCATTGCAGAAGTCTGATGCTTATTTATTCGACACCACAACCAAAAAGCAGATCCAGGTGAAGGGTGCAAAACTTGGTGAATCAGGAAATGAAGATGGCGACCATGGGGTTGACACATCCAAAATGACCTATTCAGAACTTGCTGCTTATATGGCAGAACACCCTGATGCAAAAATTGATTAAATTTTAAGAAAGGAAAAGGTGAAACAAAATGGCAAAATTTGATTCCAAAAGTTTCAATCCCCAGGCATTCGGTGCTTATGTGAACCGAATTCCTAATGTAACTAAAAACGAACTTGCAAAGAGTGGTGCAGTCGGTTCTAATGAGCAGGCAAAGGCAGCACTTGCAAATCAGACTGGTTCTTTATATGCAAGAATCCCTTACTTCGGAAGAATTGATGGTTCTACTTCACAGAACAATGATGGTAATACCAACATTGAAAGCACTGGCACAACCACATATGAGCAGGGATTCATTGTTGCAAGCAGAATGGATTCTTGGACTGAAAGAAGTTTCAGCAAGAACATCACAGCAGGTGTTGACTTCATGGACAATGTTGCAGCACAGATTGCTGATTACAAGATGGATGTCAGACAGGCAATGCTGCTTGCAATCTTAAAGGGTGTATTCAGCATGAAGCAGGACGCTTCTGTTGCAGGTAAAGCTGCAAAGGAATTCCTTGCAAAGCATGTTTATGACATTACTGCAAAGGGTGCAGAAGCAGGTGTTGTTGGTTCTGCTACTCTTAATAAGGCAATTCAGCAGGCTTGTGGTGACAATAAGAACATCTTTAAACTTGTCATCATGCACAGTGAGGTTGCAACAAACCTTGAAAACATCAAGCTGTTAAAGTACATGACACAGACTGATGGTGATGGTATTGAAAGAGAACTTGCACTTGCAACATGGAATGGAAGACTTGTTCTGATTGATGACAATATGCCTTCTGAAAGTGGTTATTATGCAGCATCTGCAAATGATGAAGGTGCTATGCAGATTAAGGCAAGCGGTGCAACTGGTTCTGCTGAAATCAATCTTGCAGATGTCAAGAAGGGTGCATTCTATCCTGATGGTGCTGCTGCTGACCAGTATGTTATTGCAGGTGATAAGTACACCACATACACCCTTGGTGATGGTGCAATCATCCTTGATGACATTGGTGATGCAGTACCTTATGAAATGAGTCGTGACCCTAAGGCAAATGGTGGTCAGGACACACTTTATGTGCGTGACAGATACATTTGCGGTGTTGATGGTATTTCCTTTGAAAAGCCTGCAAGCATCACTGCATCTGCTTCCAACACTGACCTTGCAAATGGTGACAACTGGAACATCATCAATGATGGCACAAAGGCAATTCCACACAAGGCAATTGCAATTGCAAAAATTGTTTCCAGGGGTTAATTGATGAAAGGGTGATGATATGGCACTGACAGATGAAACAAAGCAGTCCATCATCACAGCATTGGACACAACCAATCTTTCAGAATCATTCATTGAAATGGTTTTGAATAGACTGGATTCATTTGGTTATGAAATCAAAGATTCTGATGCATGGATGATTGGTTTTGCAATGCAGAAGGTGGAAAACACCATAAAAAATGAGTGCAATATATCTGGAATCCCTGATGGACTTATTCACACCGCGGTGGACATGTCTTGTGGTGAATTCCTGTTTGCAAAAAAGCAGACTGGACAGTTGGAAGTTGGTGACCTTGATTTGATAGGTGCTGTTTCAAGCATCAAAGAAGGTGACACCCAGGTGAACTTCAACAATGATGAAAGTGATTCTGACAAAATTGATTCCTTGCTGAATTATCTTTTGAATAGTGGGAAGGGGGAATTGGTGTGTTATCGAAAAATCAGGTGGTAAAGGCAAGAAAAGCAATTGAATCCATGTATGATGGAACTTGCACAATCACTGAATATCAGGAATATACAAAGGAAAACAAATCCACAGGGCATCATGAAGTGGTGGTTTTGGAAGGGCAACCTTGCAGATTGTCTTTTTCCAATTCACCAAACACAAATCAGACAGAAACTGCTGCACAGTTGATTCAGACAATCAAGGTTTTTCTTGCACCTGAAATTAGGGTGCAGGCTGGTTCAAAGCTGACAGTCACACAGAATGATGTGACAACAGAATATAAGTCAAGCGGTGAACCTGCATTGTATAAGACACATCAGGAAATTATGCTTGAACTGTTTAAGGGGTGGGCATAATGGCAAGAAGCGGAACAATCAATTTCAGGAATTTTGAAAGAATTCAAAGCAACCTGGAAAAGCTGAACCAGGAACAGGTGGACTTATTCATTGATGCTTGTGCAAAAGAACTTGTTGCAAGACTGTTAGCAAAAGTTATCAAAAGGACACCTGTTGGTGATTATCCTAACAGTTCAGGGAAAAAAGGTGGCACACTTCGCAGGGGTTGGACTGGTGGAAAGAATTCAAGTGCTGTTGCTTATGCTGATTCATTGACCATTCATCATTTTGGTGATGCTTATGTGATTGAAATTATCAATCCAGTGGAATATGCAAGTTATGTGGAATTTGGTCACAGAACTGCAAATCACAAAGGATGGGTCAATGGTCGGTTTATGCTGACAATATCTGAACAGGAAATTCAACAGGCTGCACCTGCAATCATAGAAAAGAAGCTGATGAAGCAGATGGGGGAATTGTTCACATGATAAATAAAATTATTGATGGAATCAGCATTTGCCTAAATGCTGAATTCGGTGAAAACTACAAGATTTATACAGAATCCATAGAACAAGGTTTGAAAGAGCCTTGTTTTTCTATTTTGTGCGTAAATCCAACAAATGAATTGTTCAGGGGTAAGAAATATTTCAGGCAAAACCTGTTCTGCGTTCAGTATTTTCCAAAAGGAAAAGACAAGCAGTCAGAATGTATGGATGTCATGGAAAGAATGTATGATTGCCTGGAAATCATCAAAGTTGGTGAAGACCTGCAAATGGGAACATCAATGCATGGTGAAGTGGTTGATGAAGTTCTGAACTTTTTTGTCAATTATGACATGTTTGTCTATAAGGTGGAAAGCACAGATGCAATGGAAAACATGGATTTGAAATCAAATGTGGAAGGGTGAAAGCAATGACAAAAAAGAAAGATGAAGCATCTGTTTTGAAATTCAGCAAAGAACAGATTATTGCTTCAAAGAAATATAGAAGTTTTAAAGACTTCTTTAATGGTAACTTGAAAGATGGTCAAAGGTATTCAGAAGCTGAACTGGATGCAATGTTGACCAAACACAATTTTAAGAAAGGAACAGGTGAATAAACATGGCACTTGGTGGTGGTACTTTTTTAACACAGAACAAGGTTCTTCCTGGTTCTTATATCAATTTCAGTTCCGCTGCAACTGCGTCTGCTAATATGAGTGACAGAGGATATGCAGCAATTGGTCTTGAACTTGATTGGGGGCAGGAGGGAAAGATTTTTGAAGTCACAAATGCTGATTTTCAGAAGAACAGTATGAAGATTTTTGGCCATTCTTATGCAGATGACAAAATGAAAGGTCTTCGTGATTTGTTTAAGAATGTAACAACTTTATATGCATATCGTCTGAATAGCGGTGGCACAAAGGCAGCAAACACTTTTGCAACTGCACTTTACAGTGGAACAAGGGGCAATGACATCAAGGTTGCTGTTCAGGCAAATGTGGATGACAATTCCAAATTTGATGTTCAGACCTGGATTGATGGTGTTCTTATGGACATACAGACTGTTGCAAAAGCAGAAGAACTTGTTGCAAATGATTATGTAACATTCATGGATGATGCTACACTGGAAGTGACATCAGCAACTCCCCTTTCAGGTGGGACAAATGGAACTTCAAATGCAGCATCACATCAGGCATTTCTTGACAAGGTTGAATCTTATCCTTCTATCAATGCAATTGGTTATGTTGGAACGGACACTGCAACAAAAGGACTTTATGCTGCATTTGCTAAAAGAATGCGTGATGAAGTTGGTGTCAAGTTCCAGGCGGTTGTATATGGTCAGGCTGCTGATTATGAAGGTGTTATCAATGTCAAGAACAAGGTTCTTGATGATGATGCAAATGAAGCATCCCTTGTTTATTGGGTGACTGGTGTTGCAGCAGGAACTGCTGTCAATGCATCTGCAACAAACAAGATTTATGATGGTGAATTTGACATCAATGTTGATTATACACAGTCACAGCTTGAAGCAGCAATCAAAGCAGGTGAGTTTACACTTCATCAGGTCGGTTCTGATGTTCGTGTCCTGACAGACATCAATTCCCTTGTGACAATAACTGCAAACAAGGGTGACATCTTCAAGGATAATCAGACCATTAGAGTGTGTGACCAAATTGCAACCGACATAGCAAATTTGTTTGTGACCAAATACCTTGGTGTTGTTCCAAATGATGCAAGCGGTAGAACTTCCCTTTGGGCAGATATAGTTAAGCATCATGAAGATTTACAGAATATCAGGGCAATTGAGGATTTCACAGATGAAGATTTGACTGTTGCGCAGGGGGACACAAAGAAATCTGTTATTGTGACAGACAACATCACTGTTGTAAACACTATGGAAAAACTATATATGACAGTCTATGTGGCATAAGGAAGGAGTGAATCAGAGTGTCAAATATCACAATGAAAGCAAAGGATTCCTTGTCTGCAAAGATGGCTGAATGTTATGTGACTATCAGTGGAAGAAGATATAACTTCATGCAGGCAATCAATTTTGAAGCAAACTTTGAGAGAACAAAGACAGAGGTTCCTATTCTTGGAAAAACTGGAATGGGTAACAAGTCAACTGGTTGGAAGGGAACTGGTTCTGCAACCTTTCATTATAACACCAGTATTTTCAGAGAAATGATGCAGAAGTACAAAGACACTGGTGAAGATGTCTATTTTGAAATTCAGGTCACAAATGAAGACCCAACATCTGATGCAGGAAGACAGACAGTTGTCTTCATGGACTGCAACATTGATGGTGGTATTCTTGCAAAATTTGATGCTGATGGTGAATATCTTGATGAAGATATGGACTTCACATTTGAAGATTTCAAGATGCCTGAAAAGTTCAACCTGCTTGCAGGTATGTAATTCAACAAACAATCCAAGAAAAATGCAGTCAGATATTTTCTGACTGCATTTTTCTTGGTATCTACAAAAATTGAAAGGATGGGTGAAAATACCATGTCAAATTTAAGTTTATTTTTGAAGAAAAACAAAATTGTGAAAGAGAATGTGAAGTTTCCTGCAACAAAGTCACTTTGTGATGAAAAGGGAAATCCCCTTGAATGGGAAATCAAACCTTTAACAACCAGGGAATCTGATGATATCAGGGAAGCCTGCACCATTGAAATTCCTGTCAAGGGAAAGCCAAACATGTTCAGACAGAAGGTTAATTCTTCCAAGTTTGGTGCAAAGATGCTTGCATCTTCCATTGTATTTCCTGACCTTTACAATGCAGAACTTCAAGATTCTTATGGTGTTTCCACACCTGAAGACTTAGTTCGTGAAATGATTGATGACCCTGGTGAATATAACAAGTTCCTTGCTTATGTTCAGGAATTCAATGGTTTTGACAGTAACATGGAAGACAAGGTTGAAGAAGCAAAAAACTAATACTGGAAGGTGATGGTGATGCAAATTATGCACATTATGCTTTGCAAAAATTGCACATTTTACCTTCCCAGTTTGTGGGTCTTGACCCATATGAAAAAGCATTTGTTATTGCTTCGATAGATTTAAGAATAGAAAACGAAAAGAAACAAGCAAAGGCAGCAAAGAAAAAAGCCAAATAATCAGGGAAAGGAGTGATTCAAAATGGCAAGTATTTCTGCATCAGTTGAACTTTATGACAGAATGTCTGCACCACTTATGTCCATCATGAATGCAATGAACATGACCATTTCTTCCATGCGTGACATGCAGTCAACAATGGGAACTGACATGGACACTTCTTCCCTGGATGCTGCCACACAAGCGGCAAATCAGGCACAAGCAGCAATTGAAGCAATGAACCAGGCAATGAATAGTGGAAGCGGTGGTCAGACACCTGCACCACAGCAGACACCATCAGAAGCACCAACACCTTCAACTGACCCTGTTCAAATTCCTGTTGAATGGGTAACAAATGATTTGGATGTGTTTTCTAATAGTGGAATTGACAGATTCCAACAGGAAGTTGCGTCCACAAATCAAATGTTGGCCACATTGTCTGACAGACAGAATGAAATTGCACAGAATGCAGCAGGAACAGATATATTTTCTGACAGTGCAATTCAGGACATCAATTCCATGGGGCAAAGAATCCAGGCGGTTCAGCAAAGGATTCAGCAGATTGAAAACAATCCAGTGAACCTTGGAACAGATACTGCAAATTCAGAATTGGAACAGTTGCGGTCACAGTTGAATCAAGCATTGCAGGAACAGGAAGATTTGAATCAGGCGGTTCAAAATATGGATGTTTCTGCTGCAAATGCTGCATACAATCAGTTGTCAAGTACAGTTGCAAACACTGAAAGATATATCAGAGATAATGCGGATGCACAGGGAAATTTGAATCAACAGATTCAGGTGGGTGTGAACACATCAAATGAACTGGTTGATACAGTGAAAAGACTTGCTGCTGCATACTTATCCATTCAAACACTTGGAAACATTGTCGGCATATCTGATGAACTGGTATCAACAACAGCAAGAATTGACCAAATGAATGACGGATTGCAGACCACAGATGAACTGATGAAAATGGTTTATGTTGCAGCACAGGATGCAAGGGGTTCATTTGGTGATATGACAGCAGTTGTTGCCAAATTTGGAAATAATGCAAGGGATGCTTTTGATAGTTCAGAAGAAGTTGTTGCTTTTGCAAACCTGGTTCAGAAACAGATGACCATTGCAGGTGCATCCACAACAGAAGCATCAAATGCAATGTTGCAGTTGTCACAGGCTTTGGGTTCAGGTGTTTTGCGTGGTGATGAATTGAATTCCATCTTTGAACAAGCACCAAACCTGATTCAGTCAATTGCAGATTATCTTGATGTTCCTATTGGAAAAATAAGGGAAATGGCAGCAAATGGACAGTTGACAGCGGACACTGTAAAAGCTGCAATCTTTTCCAGTGTTGATGACATCAATGCAAAATTTGAACAGATGCCTATGACCTGGAATCAGGTGTGGACAAGTTTTCAGAATTGGGTATTGATAGCATTTCAACCTGTCCTGAACAAAATCAATGAACTTGCAAACAATGATCAGTTCCAGGCATTTGTGGAAAATACAATTTCAGCACTGGCAGTTCTTGCAGTATTTATCTTGGATGTTATGAATACACTTGCAGAATTTGGTGGATTCATTGCAGAAAATTGGTCTGTGATTGAACCAATTGTCATGGGTGCAGCAGTTGCAATGGGAATTTATGCAGCAGCATTGTTGCTTGGAAAGGGAATCATGCTTGCATGTGCAGCAGCACAGGCAATTCACACAGCAATAACAACAACCTGGACAGCAGCAAATTTTGTTGCCACAGCATCACAGCAGGGACTGAATGCAGCACTGGCAGCTTGTCCAATTACCTGGATAATTATTGCAATCATAGCAGTCATTGCATTGATTTTTGCAGTTTGTTCTGCAATCGCAAAACTGACAGGTTCTGCAAACAGTGGTTTTGGTGTCATGACTGGTGGAATCAATGTGGTCATTCAGTTCTTCAAGAACCTTGGTCTTTCTGTTGCAAATATTGCACTTGGAATTGGAAATGCGATTGCAGCACTGGGTTCAAACATGATGACTGCATTTCACAATGCAATTTGTTCTGTTCAGTCTTGGTTTTGGAATCTACTTTCAACTGCAATGTCTGTTGTTGAAGGCATCTGTGCAGCACTAAACAAACTTCCTTTTGTTGAATTTGATTATTCAGGAATCAGTTCAAAAGCAGATGAATATGCAGCAAAAGCAACAGAAGCAGAAGGAAACAAGCAAGATTATAAATCAATTGGTAATGCTTTCAACGAAGGTATGTCCACGTTTGACACCTTTCAGGATGGCTGGGCATCAGATGCATTTTCAACAGGTGCAGCATGGGGGGATGGTGTTGCAGATTCTGTTTCAAACATGTTTAGTGGTGGGATGGATAACATAAACTTGACAGGCGGTGTTGACACTTCCTTCCTTGATTCAAGCAATTTTGCACACAATGTAGGAAATGGAATTGCAGACACTGCTGACAATACTGGAAAAATTGCAGATAGTGTGGAGATTAGCAGTGAAAATTTGAAATATCTTCGTGACATTGCAGAAACAGAAGCAATCAACAGATTCACAACTGCTGAAATCCAGGTAACTATGAATAACAACAATAATGTTTCAAGTGACACTGATATTGATGGAATGGTTGACAGTCTGTCAGCAGGTGTTCTTGAAGCTATGGAACAAGCAGCGGAAGGGGTGCATTGATAATGGCATATTATTTCTATTTAGGAAAAACATTACTTCCAGTTGCACCACAAAAACTGCAACTGAAAATCAAGGGTGCAAACAAAACATACACCCTTATTAATGAAGGTGAAATCAATGTCCTGAAAACACCAGGTTTGACGGACATTGAATTTGATGCCTTACTTCCAAATGTAAAATACCCTTTTGCAACCTACAAATCAGGGTTCACAAGGGCAAAAACATTTTTGGAAGTTTTAAAGAATTATAAACAGGACAAGGAAACATTTCAGTTTATCGTTACAAGGACACTTCCAAATGGGAAAATGCTTTTTGACACAAACATGAAGGTTTCCTTGGAATCTTACACAATCAAAGAAGATGCAAAGAACTATGGAATGGATGTTATGGTCACAATCAAATTGAAACAGTATAGAGATTATAAGACCAAAATTTGCAATATTCAGTTTGCATCTTCAAAACCAAAGGTGGTTGTTCAACTTACAAGACCAGTCGAAAATCCACCAAAACCTGCAAATCAGACTTACACAGTAGTCAAGGGTGATTGTTTGTGGAATATTGCAAAGAAGTTTTATGGGAATGGTTCAAAATATACTGTCATTTACAATGCAAATAAGGACAAAATCAAAAATCCAAACCTGATTTATCCTGGACAGGTTCTAACCATTCCTGCTGCATAAGGGGGTGAACACATGGCTGCTGAATTATTGATTCAGAATGGAAAAAAAGTGTTCATCCCTGTTGTGCAAGAAGACATCACATGGCAAACAGAAAGAAAAGGGAATCCAGGGAAACTAACATTCAAGGTTCACCTGGATGATTCCCTTGACATCACAGAAGGGAATGCGGTCAGGTTCAAATGGAATGATTCAAACATCTTTTATGGGTTCATCTTTTCAAAGAAGATGGACAAAGAAAGAATCATCACAGTCACTGCATATGACCAGTTGCGATATTTGAAAAACAAAGACACCTATGTTTATAAAAACAAAACAGCAGGTGAAGTCATTCAGATGATTTGTTCAGACTTTCAGATGCAGACAGGAAGCATTGAAGACACTGGATTCAAGATTGCATCAAGGGTTGAAGATAATCAGACATTGTTTGACATCATTCAAAATGCACTGGATGCCACAATGGAAAATCAAAAATATATGTATGTCATGTATGACGATTTTGGAAAGGTGACACTGAAAGGTTTAGACAATATGCGGTTGAACCTTCTGATTGATGAAGAAACTGGTGAAAATTTTGATTATCAGTCCAGTATTGATGAAAATACTTATAACAGAATCAAACTTGTCTATGACAATGAAGACAGCGGTCAAAGGGATGTTTATATTGCCCAGGATTCAATCAACATCAACAATTGGGGTGTATTACAGTATTATGACACTTTGCAGAAAGGTGAAAATGGTCAATCAAAAGTTAATGCATTGTTGTCTTTGTATAACAAGAAGACAAGAAAATTGACCATTAAAAATGCCCTTGGTGATACAAGGGTCAGGGCAGGTTCAATGGTGGTTGTTATCATGGATTTGGATGATGTAAAGTTGAAAAACTTGATGCTTGTTGAAAAATGTGTACACACTTTTAAACTGGATGAACACACAATGGAATTGAAATTGAGAGGAGGTGAATTCGTTGCCTGATTATGCAGAATTATTGAATACTATCAAACAAGCTGCAATAGAAGGAGTTGATGCAAAAAAACCTGTTCAGGTCTGCTTTGGAAAGGTGACAAATGCTTCACCACTTCAAATCTTGGTTGACCAAAAGATGACCCTTGATTCTTCATTCTTGGTTCTAACAAGAAATGTGACGGACTTCACCACAATGGTGACAGTACAATGGCAATCAGAAGCATCTTTGACCACTCACACCCACACCATCAAAGGCAAGGACAGCAACAGTGATGACATTGATTTGAAATCAGGTGCAACAAAGCTGACCCATACACATGATATTGGAGGAACAAAACAGATGACAATTCACAATCACTTGGAAAAGGGTGAAGAAGTCATTCTGTTAAGAATGCAAGGTGGTCAAAAATATATTGTTTTAGACAGGATTGGTGGTGGATGACATGATTCCAGGTGTAAATGGAATATTGACAGAAGATTTGGAAGTTGAAAGTCTTCCAAGTAAAAACTATATGATGCACATTGACAGGAACAGAATCAGCGGATTTTGTGACAAGCAGGATGCAGTGAAACAGGCAATATATAAAATACTGAATACTGAAAGATACCAGTATATCATTTATTCCTGGAATTATGGAATCCAACTTGCTGACCTTTATGGTGAACCAGTCACATATGTGTGTCCTGAATTAGAAAGAAGAATCATTGATGCCCTTTCAGTTGATGACAGAATTCTTTCGTGTGAAGGATTTGATTTTGACATCAGTCATAAGGGAATTGTGGTTGTAACATTCAAAGCAAACACCATTTATGGTGATGTTAATGTGGAAAAGGTGGTGAATATTTAATGTATGAAAATGTAACTTATGAAGACATTCTTCAAAGGATGCTTGACAGAGTCCCTGACACATTGGACAAAAGGGAAGGGTCAATCATTTATGATGCGTTGGCACCTGCTGCTGTTGAATTACAGCTTATGTATATTGAATTAGATGTTATTTTGAAAGAAACCTTTGCAAACACATCGTCAATGGAATATTTAAGCAAAAGAGCGGCAGAAAGGGGAATTTTTCCTAAACCTGCAACACATGCAATATTAAAAGGTGAATTTACTCCAGAAACAATTGATGTTGTTGGAAAAAGATTTAACATCGGTGAAATCAATTATGTTGTCACTAAGAATATTATGCCAGGTAAATATGAAGTGCAGTGTGAAGAAACAGGTGATATAGGTAATAAGTATCTTGGACAAATGATTCCAATTGATTATATTTCAGGATTAGAAACTGCAATTTTAACAGAAGTATTGATTCCAGGAAAGGATAAAGAAGAGACAGAAGTATTCCGACAACGTTATTTTGAAAGTTTTAACCAACAGTCCTTTGGTGGGAATAGAGCAGATTATCTTGCAAAGGTGAGAAGTATTGATGGTGTAGGAAATTGCAAAGTCACACGAATTTGGAACAGAGACATACGTCCAGCAGATATGATACCGAGTTTAAAAGTAACAGAATGGTTCAACTCAATTAAGAATACATTGGATATAGAAGTTGCAACATGGCTTTCTAATGTTTATATTGCTTCATATGAAAAGAAATTAACGGTTGGTGGAACTGTTCTTATAACTGTTGTTAATTCATTAGATTATGGAATAGCATCAGATGTTTTATTGAATAAAATTCAGGTGAAGCTTGATCCAAATGAAAACACAGGGGAAGGTTATGGTCTTGCCCCTATTGGTCATGTTGTTAATGTAAAAAGTGTAGATGCTGTCAATGTAAATATTAGTACACATATTACATTTAATACTGGATATTCATGGATTAATTTAAAAACTAAAATAGAAGATGTAGTAAAGCAGTATTTGTTGGAATTGCGTAAAGAGTGGGCCACAACAGATAAACTTACTGTAAGAATCAGCAAAATTGAAGCACAAATATTAACCATAGATGGTATTTTGGATATTTATAATACATGTATAAATGGCAAGGCAGAAAATCTTGAATTGACAAAATTTCAAATACCTGTTTTAGGGAGTGTTAATGATGGTTCGTGATGTGAATTTAAAACGATATATTCCGCAATTTATGCAAAAATATAATGAATTAACAGAAACTCTGGATGTAGAAAATTCAGAGTTTCTGTTAATTTGGCAGGCAGCAGATAAGATTTTGCATAATCAGTTCATTTCTACAGCTGATGAATATGGTATTAGACAATATGAGAAAATTTTAGGTATATTTTCTGATTCTTCATATACATTGGAAATGCGTAGAAAAAGAGTTCAAAACAGATGGTTTAATTCATTGCCATATACAATAAAAACACTGACTATGAAGTTGGTTACAATATTAAATGAACATAACTTTATAATCAGAGGTGATTTCAAAACTTCATACGAATTGTTTTTGACAGTATATACACTTGATGACAGTCAGGATGAGGAACTGAAATATGTATTGTCAACGATAGTTCCTGTAAATGTTGCGATAAACATAGTGTATGAAAGTGCAATTTCAGGAGCGGTTTTTAGTGGTGGCATAATGTGTGAATCTGATATTATTAAAATAAAGCAAAGGAAGGTATAAAGATGGCATGGACAGGGTTAGTATTAACAGTTGATGGAAGAAATGCACTGAATCAGGCGCAGATGGATAACAGATTAAATATTAAATCAATTGTAGTTGGAGATGGAGCAGCTCCGTCAAACTTTCATACACAAAAGAAATTGGTGCATCAGCTGTATGAACTGACGGAACTTAAAATTGATGTAACAGAGGATAGTGTAACATTAACAGCTGATTTTCCAAACATTAATTATGATTATTATTTCAGGGAAGTTGGAGTTATTGTTACAACGAAAGACGGAGATAAGTTATATGTGTATGATAACAGTGGTAATGATGCACAGTATATAATTTCAACTACAGGTGCAGAAACCACAGAGAAAAGATTACAGCTGTCGTTAATTATCAGTGATGTAGCAGAAATAACAATATCAAAGCCAAGCGTTCTTTATGTTGATTATCATGAATTTGAAAATGTGACAGAAGAACTAAAGCGTAACAAGATTGATTGTGATGGTGGTGATATATCTGATACAGTTGTAGCATTTGAAGAAGCTGAAACAGTGGAAAATATCAACAGTGGAGAAAAACAGAGCGTTATTTTTTCAAAAATTCAAAAAATTATAACAAATGTATTAGAGCACTTTGCTGATACGTCAAAACATGTTACATTGAAAGAGCGTACTTTGTGGAATACAGTAACAGATAAAGTGGATAAAAGACCTGACAAAGATTTGTCTGATAACAATTATACAACGGAAGAAAAAAATAAGCTTGCGGGAATAGAGGAGGGGGCAAATAAATATGTTCATCCGTCGAAACATTTGGCAACAGAGATTACACAGGATTCATTGCACAGATTTATTTCAGATTCAGAAAAGGATGTATGGAATTCTACCTTAAATTCAGCAAAGGACTATTCAGATGCAACGTATCAGCAATCGACGGGGTACACAGATAAAAAGATTGCAGACCTTATTGGCGGAGCACCTGAAACATTAGATACATTAAAAGAAGTTGCTGACGCAATATCCGAAAACAAGGATGTAGTTGATGCTTTAAATGCAGCAATTGGAAAAAAGGCAAATCAGGCAGAGTTAGACAGCCACATAAAAAATACTATTCATATCACTGCTAATGAAAGAAATAAATGGAATAATGCAAGCGAACACGCTTTTTCTACTCATGCGCCAAGTAATGCTGAAAGAAATACTGTTGTAGGTGTTCAAAAAAATGGAATTGATATTTTACCAGATATAAATAGAAAAGTAAATATTATTGTACCTACGAAAGTCAGTCAGTTAATAAACGATTCTGGGTTTAAAACAACAGATACAAAAAATACCACAGGAGCAATCAATAAAACAGAAACTAAAATGCATTTGATAGCTGCGCCTATACAAGATAAAGATACTACAACATATAGTAATAGTGGTTGTTATATTGGTACTGATAATGAATTATATTCAAATGGTAAGAAAGTATGTACATCATCTTTAACGGAAAACACAATTGACATTCAATGTTGTTGTGATTCTTATTTGATACATCAATCTAATGGAATAAACGTATTAAGAGACATATATGAAAATTATGAAAAGTTACATATGTTGACTTTTTATATTGAAATACGCAATTTGGATGAAAAGTATTGTATTAATAATTATTCAGGAGCACATAAAGACACTTACGACATGACAATGGTTATACCAACATATGTTTACAATAATTATGGTAAAGGTTTTTTAGGTTCTGGAATTATCCCTAGTACTATACCTATCCTGTCTCTTATACACATCTGACGCTGCCGACGAATAGCCTTGTG